ATATTCCCCAAACCCGCGACAACCAAGCTAGACCACCTAGCGGCCTGCCTGAATCATCCTAACAGGCATCCGGCCACAGTCGCGGCCCTTAGCTGATGGGAAAATCAGCTTAGTCCGCCAAGAAAAAGCCCCCGGCAGCGCATCTGCTCCGGGGGCTTGGCGGCGTGGAAATTATGCGGCTATTAATCCGGTAAACATGCCGCGACCGTGATTCTTGCCGCCACATTGGCACTCGCAAGAGCCATTGTGTTTGCCATTTAGGCACTTTGAATTGCATTCGTGGCGCGACGGGTTGCTCTTAAATTCGATCTTTCTGGTGACTGGAAGCGCCATGTGGTCCATTGTTGCGCCATCCGCGTATCCGATTTGCATGTAATAGCCGTCATAGCGAAACCCCTTTACGTCTGGGAAACGCTTTGCAAATTCTTCATTGCGCAGGCGGTCAATGTGCTTAAGCTCAACAGCAACTCCGTTCGTATCGTTGAAGTACTTTACATTTGCCATGTTGCGCCCCGGTTGGTTGATAGGTGAATAATAGTGCCCCTCCACAACATTGCATATAGGGACAAACCCTAATACAATGCAAATCACAATCAAATGATGTTAGCGAGTGCTAACAGGACAGACAGGAGAAAACTCAAGTGTCTGAAAAACAAACAAAGTTATCAACAGGCCGTGGCGGAAAACGCACAGGTGCTGGAAGGCCCAAGGGTTCAATAGACAAGGGCAACGCTGCTATCCGGGAATTGATCGCTATGGCGCTTGATGAGCTAGGCGGGGTCGAGTACCTGAAAAGCACAGCCAAGAGCCACCCTGCCGCGTTCCTGAGCCTGATAGGCAAGACCATGCCGCTACAGGTGACCGGGGATAACGGCGGGGCGGTGCAGGTTCAAATCGTGCGGTATGCCGACGATTCGGCTGCCCAATAATTGGAACCCTAGGCCTTACCAGCGTAAGGCGTGGGACTATCTGGAGCGCGGCGGGCTGCACGCGGAGTTGATTTGGCACAGGCGCAGCGGCAAGGATGAGATTGCCCTCCATCGGGCGGCTGTTGCTTCGCATGAGCGGGTGGCGGGTTATTGGCACATGCTGCCGGAATACGCCCAAGCCCGCAAAGCTATCTGGGACGCAGTAAACCCGCACACAGGGAAAAAGCGGATTGATGAGGCTTTCCCGCTGGAGCTAAGGAAAACTACCCGCAATCAGGAAATGATGGTTGAGTTCAAGAATGGCTCAACTTGGCAAGTCGTAGGGTCTGACAACTTCAATAGTCTGGTTGGCTCTGCGCCTGCCGGGATTGTGTACTCAGAGTGGGCATTGGCTAACCCTGCGGCTCGGGTGTATCTCAGGCCAATCGTTGCGGAAAACAACGGCTGGCAGGTATTCATAACGACGCCACGGGGCAGAAACCATGCCCACAAGACGCTAGAAGCGGCTAGGAGAGACGCTAGGGCATTCGCTCAGGTGCTGGCCGCACCAGAAACTGGCGTGTTCACGGCAAAGCAGCTAGAGGACGAACTACAGTCATATATCGATGACTTTGGCGACGACTACGGCAAAGCGAAGTTTGAGCAGGAGTATTTGTGCAGCTTTGAGGCGGCAAATCTGGGTGCAATTCTTGCCAGACAGATAGGCGAGCTTGAAAAGCTAGAGAGAATCGGCCCGCATGTTGAATACGACCCGGACGGTGCTGGAATAGAGATCAGCAGCGATATCGGGCGGGCAGATAGCTCTACGTGGTGGTTCTGGCAACCCAAAGTAGGCGGATATTCCATCGTTGACTATGACGGTGGATTCGGCATAGATGCCGACGAATGGGCCGACAGGCTGCAACAAAAGCTGGCCGGTCGAAAGCTAAAGCGAATATGGCTGCCGCATGACGCCAGGGCAAAGACATTTGCAGCAAAGCACAGCGCAATCGAAATCTTCATCAAGCGTTTTGGTGCGGACAAGGTACGGATAACCCCACAGGTCAAGAAAGTTGACCGGATAAACGCGGCCCGCAAGATCATCAAGCGGTGCGAGTTTTCGGATGAATGCCGCAAAGGCATAGACGGACTGATTAGCTGGTCGTATGAGTGGGATGATGAGCGCAAGATGTTTAGCTCTGAGCCTAAGCACGATTGGGCCAGCCATGACGGCGACGGATTCAGCTATGGATGCGTAGTGATGCAGCAGGAAGCCCCGCCCAAGGAAGAAGAACTGCCGAGGTTCCCGATAGCCGGAAAGAACGGGCGCATCGTAACCGCAACCCTTGATGAACTATGGAAAAGCACGCCAAAGCGCGTTGAAAGGTACTAAATGAACGTCCTACAGACAGGAAACTACAAGAACTTGACCGCTACGGCTAACGTCAAGTCATCCGCAGGGAATCTGCTGGGGATGCTCTGCGCCAGCACCACGGGGGGCACGGTGATTCTGTACAACAGTTCAGCGACCGGCACCAGCGCGCCAATCACGGGCACTATCACGCTGACCGCTGGCACGTACTACCCCATCCCTGCTGGTTTCAGCGATGGCCTGTACGCAGTGATCGCCAATACCGCAAACGTCACTTTGTTCTACGTGTGATGGACGCCAAAGAAAGCGCCTCCCTCGCCTCCAAGTGGCTGGCTGAGCTAAAGCTGGCCCAAAAGGAGGATGAGAAGTGGGTGAAACGCTCAGAGAAGATCGTCCAGCGGTACAGGGATAACCGACAGGATATCGCCATTGACACGGCGAAGCGGTTCAACATCCTGTGGGCTAACGTACAAACGACCCTTCCGGCCCTGTACGGAAAGACGCCTCGGGCACAGGTTGAACGCCGATTCAAGGATCAAGACCCCATCGGGCGTACTGCATCGATGATCCTTGAGCGCGCCCTACAGTACGAAATCGACCACTATGGTGACTTTGACGCAGCGTGCAAAAGTGCTGTGCTGGATCGCCTATTGCCAGGTCGCGGTGTCGCTTGGGTGCGCTTTGAGCAGAAAGAGATAGCCGAAGCAGAGGTAGCAGAGACCGAGACAGAAGAAACCGGCGAGGACATCTCAGAGGGGCAGTACGAATGTACCCCTACTGATTACGTGTTCTGGCAGGACTTTCGGTGTTCCCCGGCTAGATCGTGGGAGGAAGTTACTTGGGTTGCGCGTCGGGTCTATATGTCCAGAGACGAGGGGATGACCCGTTTTGGGGATGACTTCAAGCAAGTTCCATTGACGCATGAGCCTATCGGGCTGGATGAGATGCGCAACCAGGGGGCGAGTCAGGGCGAGATTGACTCTCTAAAGAAAGCCCAAGTCTGGGAAATCTGGAACAAGACCGACAAAACGGTTATCTGGGTTGCTGAGTCATTCCAGCGTGCTTTGGATTACAAGAAAGACCCCTACGGTCTGGATTCGTTCTGGCCGTGTCCTAAGCCCCTGTACGCCACGCAAACCACCGATACGCTTGTCCCTGTGCCTGATTACGCCATGTATCAGGATCAGGCTATGGAGCTTGACAAGCTGACCCAGCGTATCGGGATGCTGGTGGACGCGGTGAAAATTGTCGGTGTGTACGATGCTTCCCAAACTGGTGTTCAGCGGATGCTGGATGAGGGCGTGAACAACACCCTAGTTCCTGTGGACAACTGGGCCGCGATGGCTGAGAAGGGCGGGATAAAGGGGGTAGTGGACTTCCTGCCCTTGGACATGGTGATCCAAGCCCTGAATGAGTGCTACAAAGCCCGCGACGTTGCCAAACAGGTGATCTATGAGATTACTGGCCTGTCTGACATTATCCGGGGCGCGTCTGTCGCATCGGAAACCGCCACAGCACAACAGATCAAGAGCCAGTATGCAAGCCTGCGTATCAAGCGCACACAGACGGACGTAGCCCAGTTCGCCAGTGAAATCCTGCGCATCAAAGCGCAGATGATGGCCGACCTGTACACGCCGCAGAACCTGATTCAGATGTCAGGAATCATGGGCACGGACGATGCTCAATACGCTGAACAAGCGGTGATGCTGCTTAAGCAAGAGCCTGCGCGTAGCTTCCGGATTGAGGTTGCTTCGGATTCCCTTGTTGAGATGGACGAACAGGGCGAGAAAGCCGCCCGCGTGGAGTTCCTTGGGGCTGTGGGTGCGTTTATGGAGAAAGCCCTTCCAGTTGCCCAACAGGTGCCAGAACTGGCCCCGCTCATGGGCGAAATGCTCATGTTCGGCGTCAGGGCTTTCAAGGGTGGCCGCCCGATGGAGGCTGCTTTTGATAGCGCCATGGCCCAATTGACCGCGCCCAAGCAACCCAAACCGCCCCAGCCGGACCCGGAGCAAATCAAACAGCAGGCCGAGACTGAGCGCGAACAGATGCGGATGCAAGGCACGCAGGCTATCGAGCAAATGAGGCTACAGGGACAAGCAGCTATCGAGGAAATGCGCCTGAACAACTCGCTACAGCTTGAGCAAATGAGGCTGGATCGTGCAGATCAGCAGTTCATGGCCAAGACGCAAGTAGATCGAGAAATGCAGGACAAGAAACTCGCAGACGGCAAAGAAGCGCGGGAAGCATCGGCTAAACCCGCTGTGAACATGCAAGGCGTGACCGTCCAAGGGGCGGAGATTCTTGGGGAAGTGGCTCAGTCTATCGGTGAGATGACCCAGAACACACAGGCGATTCTTGAGCAAAACTCACAGGCCATCCAAAGCGTGTCCGAGACCATGGCGCAGACCGCCCAGATGGTGGCCGCTGCTGTGAATGAGCTTGCCAGACCAAAGAAAAAGACGGTTGTTCGCGGCAAAGACGGAAAAGCCGTTGGACTGATTGAGGAATAAATGGCAACGTTCACCCTGTTCAACAGCTTTGCCGGTAAGGTAGGCGACGGGACGATTGACCTTGATACGCATACGTTCAAATGTGCGCTAACCAATGTCGCGCCCGTTGCCACCAATACCGTGTTGGCCGATATCACGCAGATAGCAGCTGGTAACGGTTACTCGACTGGTGGCGTGACGCTTACCAATGTGACCTACACAGAGCCTAGCGCCGGAACTTGGAAATGGGATAGCGACAACATCGTGATTACCGCGTCTGGTGGGACCATGGCGACATTCCGCTATCTGGTGATCTATGACGACACAGCAGCGTCTGACAACCTGGTTGGTTACTACGATGCCGGGTCACAGTCACTGGCTGACGGAACATCCCTGACGCTCACGGTCAACGCTAACGGCCACATCCTGGCGACAAAGAGTCCGTAATGCCGTTCTACGCCAATCGAATCAAGGATACGACGACCACGACCGGGACTGGTGATATCACTGTCTCCGGCACGCCGCCAGATGGCTACGTAGCGTTTAGCACGCTGCCCACAGGGACCGAGATTGAGTACACGATTCACGGCGGCGCAGAGTTTGAAGTGGGCCGTGGGCTGATGGCTAGTGGAACCACATTCACCCGCGCTTTCGTGCTGGACTCCAGTAACTCCGGCGCACTGGTCAACTTCTCCGCTGGCACAAAGGATGTTTTCGTGACTCTTGCGGCTCAATCTATCAACACATTGGGGCTGACCGCTGCGCTCCCAATGGCACTGAGGTAATAAATGGCAACGAATACAACCCCAATTTGGACCGGCACGCCTGCATTCGGCATTGGCGCTGCTGTCACTGCTGCGAACACTGCAACCGATGGAACTGGCACGGTAACGACCATCTTCACTGCTGACGCTACGAACGGCGGATTTGTGGGCTTTGTGAAGCTGAAACCGCTAGGGACGAACGTAGCCAGCAAGTGCTATCTGTTTGTCAACAACGGCTCTACGAACGCGACCGCTACCAATAACGTCATGGTGGCTGAAATCACGCTCCCTGCGACCACGGCGTCAAACACTGCCGCGTTGATTGAACTCGGGTACAACCTGCAATTGGCCCTACCTGCTGGATACAAAGTGAACATGACACTAGGGACCGCTGTGTCTGCCGGGTGGATCGCATCTGTTGAGGCTGGCAGCTACACCAAGGGCTAAGGATGCTCGCAACTGACGCCCGGCACCTACCCGGTGCGCCGAATGAAACGCTGATACCAGGATTCAGCAACAGCACTTCGACTGGGTGGATGCCCATTGCTGTGCC